CTTTGATCTCAGCAATATCAATTCTGTAATCATCTTTACGCACATAATTGTCCGTAAGTTCTCTTTCAAGATCTTGTTGATTAGCTTGAACTAATTTAATTTCTTGCCAAACAACACGCAAAATCCACCCGCATACTGCGCCAGCGCCAGTAAATACTAGGTTGAGAAGTGTTTGTAAATCCATTACAAAACCACCCATCTTTGACCAGTAGCAACGGTTACAGTTACACCGTTAGCCAAAGTCATTGGACCTACGGAAACCGCATTGTAGCCAGTGGAAACAGTAATGTTTGATGTCACATTGCTCGAGTTAAATGTCAAACCATTGGTTGATACATGGGTTGGCGCTGACATAAATCCAGTAGATGGATTGACTGTTATGTTGGTTGACACATTCTCAATCGTGACAGTGCCTGTAGTCACATTAGAGAAAACCATGTAACGGGTAGCATTAGCGCTATCAGTCTGAATAGTCACACCAGACGCTGGCAATACTTGAGATACCCAAGCAGTACCGTTAGAGGTTAAAACATAGCCCGAAGTGCCAGGAGAGGACAGTCCTGTACCGCCTGATCCTACACCAAGAGGTGTTCCCAAAGTAACGGTGTTATTCGCATTTACAGTTATGGCATCTGTATTGGAGTTGTTAGCCAAAATATGGACTGCGTTACTGCTAATTGTTCCTAAATACAGATCAGTAGAACCAGCGTAAGCATAAGCACCGTTAGCCTTGTTAAAAGCTCCAGCGCCAGAATATGTACTAGATGCTATTCCCACATCAATGTAGGCTGATCCTGTGTCATTAACAATCGCAATGTCAGTAGATGCGTTACTTCCAGAACTGGTGTTTTGCATCACCATTTGAACTGAAGTATTTGAGGAATTAGCAAAAGAAGCTACGATTCCTACATCTGAATAAGACAGGTTTCCGTAAGAAAAAGCACCAATATTTGAGCTTGGCGCTATGTTTGCTGTAGCAATTTGATAAACAGCGTTGTCATAAGTAACGCTTGTGTTTCCGCTAGTTACGGTTACATTACTGAGAGTAAGATTGCCGACAGTAGAAGTCGTTGAACCAAGAGTTACAGTAGTGTTTCCCAGGGTAGCAGAGGAGTTAGCCAGATAGCTATTAGGAAAGGTAGCAGCAACGGAAGTAATATTGGCATTGGTAAATGTGTCACTATTTAATGTGGTTGAATTTATCGTACCGCCTGTAATAGCTACTGCATTAGCATTTTGAGTAGCCATCGTACCTAAACCAATAACTTGGCTAGGAGGAATTGAAATGGTTACATTGGCAGCTTGTGATAGCTGTCCTTGAGCATTTACAGTAAATTGACCTACTGTAGTGGCGTTACCATAGATGCCAGCAGTAACAGTCGTGTTGGCAATACTTAATGTGCCTGATCCTGTAATTGGACCACCTGTTAAGCCTGTACCAGATCCGACTGAAGTAACTGTTCCGTTATACGGATTGTTTAAAGTTACATTCCCAGTAAGAGCGCCACCACCAGTAAGGTTAGTACCAGCGATAATATTAACTGTGTTCGCAACTGCGCCAGACACATTAGCAACAGGGATACTTGTACTAGCAGTAACAAGATTGCTACCATTTGCATACATATACCCCGTAAGGCTAGTAACGGAGATATTAGTAAACGATTCAGTCGAACCACCGACTACCTTTTGCCAAACCGTGCCATTAAATACCGCCCAATCGCCCACAGACCACAGGCTAATACCATCGAGAGTAGTAGTGCCAGCAACAGAAACAATGTAATAGCCACCTTTAGTTCCCACCCCAGAAACAAGGGTAGGGTTATTGGTAGATGCGTTCCAAGTGCCAAGATAATTTACCGCACCTGATGTACCACCCCCACCTGCGACCTTAAGAACCATATTTTAAACTCCATCGCCAGGGGTTATGTAAATGACTGCTGAACTTGTGCTAACGCCAGTAAAGTAAGCATTAGGTACAAAAGTAAGAATCTCATCGGTGCTAGGAAGCACGGGAAACGCTGGTCCAGTCGAAGTAATTGTCGTTGCAGCGTTAGTTGCATCGGAAGCAGTTGTGCCATACCCTAAAAACACTACGGTAGTACCGCTATTGATGATGCGATATTGATTGCCACCAATAGTGCTGTTGGTAACTTGTACAGGTGTAGGTGCGCTAGTATTAGCCGTAAATGTTACGGTGTTACCAGTTTTAGTGAAGGCATTGATTCCCATGATTATCCAATCAAAGCGTTAATTTCGTCTTGCGTTAGACCAAGCGCAGTTAACTTAGATACTGCGGATGCCTTATGTGCAGCAGCAGCTTGTTGTACAGCAACTTCGGCAGCTTGTAGTTCAGTTAATTTAGCTTCTGCTGCTGCTTTGTCGTAGGATATTTCTTTTTCGTCTTTGTCGTATGCCACATCGCCACGAATGGTAACTACAGATGGATTGAGTGCATGAATTGCATCGTTAATATAAATCATGCTGCAATCTCCATTAAAGTTATTGTACAGAAGTTATTATTTATTGCTAAATAAGCAAGTCCACCCGTTGATGTTGAATAATAGGGGGTATATGAAATAGATGAGGTTGTGGCTGGAGAATCTAAATAAGTTTCTGAAACAGTCATATTTAACTGGGTAACAGAAGAACCAGAATTTAAATAACAAGCTACTGGAGCAAAATTAAATATTGAACTTCCACCTCTCCAAAGTTGAACTGAAGTATATGAATTATTTAGAGTTGAACCCACAGCAAAATTTAAAAGCAGAAGAATTTTGCTTGTAGCAAATAAAGGAGTTATAGAAGCAGAAAATCCAGCCGATACTGGAGTTGTTGATGTAGTGCTTGTTTGCGTATTGTTAGCAACATAAACCACTTGCAACACTTTACTAGGTGCAGCTTGTGGATTACTGCCAGCAGGAAAGGTTACTCCTGCTGTTCCGTCAATAATTGTCGTCATATTAAGCTCCAGTTGCAGCTAACTGCTCTGCTGTTGGTTCAGGTAAAGTCGGATGTTGCCACTTGGCAATATAGTCACCACGACCATCGGAGTCGTTTTGAATAATGATTACGCCACTAGCAAAATTAAAATTTGCAAGTTCTGGGTAAATTTTAATTAACTTTTCATACATTATGCAGACCTCACAAATACACCTTGTAAATAAGTAAATGATGTTCCTGTGGCAGTAGTTTGAGTGCTACCACTATTTTGATAGGCATACAATTCAATATAGTCACTAGAACCATTGCAATAAACTAATGCAGAAACATTTGATTGACATCCTGATGTTCCACCAGCTACCATGCTCCCTCTTTTAAATGCAGTTCCATTTTTATAAATGTCTGAAAAGTATTGACCAGAAGTTGCAGAAGTTAAGATTGCACCACTAATTTGATAATATCCAGCAATAGTAGGTGTAAATCTTGAGCTTGTGAACATTCCTCCTGTAGTATCAAAATCAGAGGCATCAAAAGTTATTTTTGTGAAAGATACATTAGGCAAAGATGTCGTAGATCCATTTTGATAATAACTAAACGCTGGAGCAGCCCAAGAAGCTACTTGAATACCAGCATTAGCACCAGTAGCAGTAATCGTGGCTACGGTGTTACCACCAGACTGAATTGCTAAGTTACCACTTGTATCAGAAGTGATAATGACACCAGCAGAGTTGGATGCGTTAATTAAAGATGTCATTATTGAACTCCTGCTAATTGAGCGTCAGTAGGTCTAGCTAGGGTAGGATGTTCCCAAGACTTTATGTAATCGCCTTTGCCGTCTGAATCGTTTTGTAGTGTAATAACACCACTAGCAAAATCAAAGTTTGCAAGTTCAGGATACAGTTTTATAAGTTTTTCGTACATTATGCTGCCCTCACCATTGAACCGTTGAAATATGTAAAAGTTTGCCCAGCAGATAAAGCTTGACCAACAATAGCATATCCATACATTTCAATATAATCGGTTGAACCATTTAAATAAACTAAACCACTTCCCATAACTGCAGCAGCAGCAGAAGCTGATTGAGCAAACCTTTGATATTCAGAACCATTTTTATAAATACTTAAATTTAAAGTAGTGGCTGTTGTAGAAACATAAAAACAAGCATTAATTTGATAATAACCAGCTATAGTAGGTTGAAAACGATAATTTGTGGTGTTATCAAAAGCATTATTAGTATCAAATATTTTAGTTTGAAATTGTAATTTAGTATAAGTTACACTTGATAAAGTTTGTGCAGAAGATTGATAAGCACTAAACGCTGGCATATTACCGCTAACCATTACTGTGCCAGTAGCATTTGGAAAGGTTGCAGTTACCGTCACCGCATCGGTGGGCTGGATCGTAGTAGATCCGCTAGTTGCTCCGTTAAGTACAAGAGTTCCCATAAATATCCTTTAAAGAATTACCCAACGGCATCCCGTTGTGACAGTAACCGTGTTACCACTTGCTACTGTGATTGGTCCAACACTTTCACCGCTGTAGCCAGTAGGAAAAGTGTAATTAGTGTTAATGGTTTGGGTGTTAATATAAATTGCTCCACCCGCTACTGCACCCGTTCCTACAGCGCCAGTTCCTGTCAAAATCCAGTTTGTACCGTTATAAATCACGCTGTAAATAGCGCCAGAGGTAATAGTTCCTGTAGTTAACGCACTTCCCGCTTCAGTCAATAAGACCGTAGAAGCCAAGATGGTAGATCCGTTAACCTGAACAGTAATGGAAACTGATCCTGTATTGGTGTTAGCGCAGATAAACTGAAGCTGGCAGCCTGTAGCAATTGTGCTGGTAGTAATGCCAGATGGGTAATTTAAAACAATGTTGTTAGCAGTACCAGTATCCGCTACATAGTTACTGTAGTTATTCAGATCATTTAAGTCGCTAATCACTTGTCCAAAATTGGTATCCAAGTAGGAAAGCGGGATCGTGCTAGTTTGCGTAGCAAAGGTATAGGCTGCGGATGATACGGGTTTAGTCACTAGAACCTCACTCTTAATTCGTGTTCAAACTCGAACCCATTTAGCACATAATTTGGGTTACTTGATGTTACTGTAATTCCTAGATATTTACCATACTGTGATGCGTCTGTTTTATATAAGTTATATCCAGTAGTACCCCATCCAATGTTTGCACCAGAACTGTTAGACCAAGCAATCGTGTTGAGGTAATTGTTTTGCCAAGCTACTAAAGAGGACAAAGTGTAAGCAGGACTAGAGTTATTCTCGTTATCCACCGTGGTGGTCATGGTAATAGCCGAATTGATACTAGCAGTTGCTTCCACACCAATCTTGAGTGCTTGTTTTGTGCGGATAGGATCACCCATTGGCATGAGTGCAGTCTGTACTATCGTACTAATGCTACTCGTACTGTTAGCATATAACTTATATAACTGATTATTTTGAGTACCAAAAAGGGTGAGTTTTCCACCTACAGGCACATAAGTGATGTAATTGAGATTGTTTCCTTGGCTGGTAATAAACCATTTCTTCTCAAAAAACACCGCTTGGATGTAACGATAGCTCTTTGTAAACACGGCATCGTAATAGCGGAAGTTAAAGGCAGCGCACAAAATGTCGTTTACCAAGACTTGACCAGCATAAACTGGGCTAGAAAAGTCAATATTGCCAATAATTCCGTCAAGCGCATCGCTGATCTTGGAGGTGGTAGAACCGACAAGGGCATAAACCCCGTAATCATTCATAAATAAGACTGAACGGAAGTACGGAAAAATAGCGTTAGGGCGCTTAGAACCAACGGAAGCGCTCACATTGGTATTGGTAAATAGGGTTATCCCTGATGTATTAACCACCACATCAGAGAACACATTGATGGAATCATCGCCAAAAATGTACAAAAAGTTGTTGGCAGACAGCAATTGGACAATGTTTCCGTGCAATGTGCTGTCAGTCAGCGTCACAGCACCTGCTGAAACGCTTGTAAAGTCGCTATATTGACCTGCTGCTGAGTAGGTGACAGTTCGCCCTGATGCCACCCAAACACGCCCTGAAAAGGTCGCTATTGCGTTATTAGTTTGATTATTAACCACGCCTGAGAGCTTGGCAGCAGTTGTTGCACCGCCACCAGAGATACTGACCACTAAATTGGCAGTATTGGTGTAGCCAGTACCAGGATTGGTCATCACTACTTGAGTGACCGTACCACCTGAAATAACGGCAGTGCCAGCAGCACTTGTACCGCCACCGCCTGTAATTGACACTACCGTATTGGCAGAGTTGGTATATCCTGCTCCACCGTCAATTACATTTACCGTGACAGTTCCAGTAGCAAAAGTTTCAATTCCCGCTATAGCTGTAGCTCCAGTGCCACCACCGCCAGAAAGAGTTACGGTTAAGTTTGCTGCGTTGGTATATCCAGTACCACCAACAACAAGGCTTACTGATCCTACTGTGCTTCCACCAGATACCAAGGCTGCTGTAGCGTTAGCTTGTACACCGCCTACTTGGTCTGGTCCTGAAATTACCACATTGGGTGCTGTTGTGTAGCCCGATCCTGGGTTTGTGACAGCAATAACACCTACTGCGCCAATTGCTACAGTATTGTTACCATCCCAAGAAAACATCCCTTTATTGGGATCAATCACTAACATCCTGTCGTTGTACCACTGAGTAGCTTCAACGCCAGAATTGCTAAATGTGCCAGCTACAGCGACATTGCCAAAAGTATTGTCTTGAATACGGTAATACTGCGCTGCGCCATTTTGTTGAAAAGCAATCACATAGTCATTTAGACCAATGTTCATTGAAGTCAAATAAGTGACCGTATTGGCAAATGTGACGGTACTGTTACCGATAGTGACGGCATCACTGTTTGGAATTACTCTTAAATTAGCGTAACCAACGGGTTGAGCGTTTTCCACCCAACTAAACTCAGTTTCATCAATAGCAGTGCGGTTCGCTTTAGTGTTAAGCCCTTTAAATTGCTTAACAACTTGGTACGATTTTTTCTGTTCCGCAGCAGCCATGTCTTAATATGGACTTGAGTAAACGCTAGGCACTCTACGGGTAAATACCGTATTGAGTA